TTCCAGCAGCAATATTCAAAGTATCAGTAGTACTATCGGCAGCTACTGTATCTTGACCAGATACTGCAACATTAGAAAAAGCATTTTGATTTGTGTCCCCGCCACTGCCAGCAGCAGACCATTTGACACCAGTAGCTTCATTACTATCTGCTTTTAAAACATAGCCATCAGTACCAACAGGCAAGGCAGTAGGATCTCCTGAGCCATCTCCAACAAGTAATTCACCTTTACCATCAAGGTCACTGTTCATAACAGCCCCTGCTGCATTTACGTTAGTTGCGTCTGTAACATCAGCAGTAGCTTCAATACCATTTAGTTTTGAATGATCGGCATCTGTAAATACGTTTGAATCTGTAGCAGCTTCTACTGCTGCTCTAATCTCAGCATCTGTTTGATCAGCAGTTGCGTTAGCCTCTATACCCGATAGTTTAGTTTTCTCGGCATCTGTAAAAACATTAGTGTCTGAATTGTTTTCATAGGCGGTTTTTATCTCTGCATCAGTTTGATCAGCAGTCGCACCATCTTCTACATTTATCATGGTGCGTAAATTTGCTGGTGTTATCTCTTCAACAACTCCCGCACCACCTGAATCTCTACCTAAAACTCTGTCTGTTGCTGACACGTTCTGCATCTTGGCATAAGTTACAGCGTCATCTGCTATTTTTGTTGTTGATACGACTCCAGTATCTATTGTAAAAGTAGCTCCAGAATTACTAACAGTTAGATCTCCCTTATCTCCATCACTAATTGCTCCATCCGCACCATCCGCACCTGCGGGTCCTTGTGCTCCAGTAGCTCCTCTAGGAATACTAAAGTCAAATGTAGCAGCACTAGAAGAACCTGAATTGGTGACAGTAACACTAGAACCTGCTGCACCAGTAGTAACCGTTCCAACACTTATAGTTGCAGAAGAACCTGCTGGTCCAGTTGCTCCTGTATTGCCTTGAATACCCTGAACACCTTGAACACCTTGAATACCTTGAGGACCCTGTGCACCTGTATCTCCTTTGTCTCCAGTTCGTGCAAATGTAATAACTATATTTTCATCATTACTAAAAGTTGCATCACCAGAAACATAGGCACATGTTATTTTGTGATAACCAGTATCTTCTGTTGCAGCAGAAATTGTATATAACCTAAAATTATCTGGATTGCTTTCTTCACTGATTTTAAAATGACCTTTAATCGTAGAAGTTGAATCATCTATAGTCCTTAGAAATGGTTGTATATCTATACTGTTCTTATCTGTATCATCTATAAATAAAACTGTTGCACTTTGCAAAGTGCTGTTATTTAGACTTAATTTACCGTTACCTGGATCTGCATCAGTTGTGGAAGTATTAAATTGATATTCAAATGTTGCCCCTCCAAATGCTCCAGTATTACCTACAGGACCTTGATCACCTTGGGGTCCTTGTGTACCTTGAATACCTTGGATACCTTGAGCACCAGTATCTCCTGTATCACCTTTTTCACCTTGAGGACCTTGTATTCCTTGTAATCCTTGTGCTCCAGTATTACCTCTTGGGATTGTAAAACTTAAAACTGCTGCTGTATCTGTGCCAGTGTTGCTAATAGCAGCATCAGTACCCGCATCACCTGTAGTTGTTGTGCCAATAGTTACGGTTGCAGAACCAAGACCTTGCGGACCTTGAATACCTTGTGGACCTGCTGTTGTGATTTCAACAACAGTAACATCACTTACCTGACTAACAACAACCTGATTAGGACTACTCATGATGTATAACCCTCACTTATAAATAGTGTACCTTCTAAATAATATTCTTTGTTGCCCGATCCGTCTGTTAGTAATACATCATATTTTAAAATTTCAGGCGTAAAATTTGCTGTATCAGTGTCACTTAATTTTATATCCACTATCCCATTAGGTCTATCAGTATAAGTGACAGCAAAAGATCCAAAAAGAGTAGAACGATCTTCGTTATACACCTGTGCTGCTACTGTGAATCCCGTAAGATTTATAGCAGAACCAGTAGAATCTTTAAAAGTTAAACGTAGAGGAAAATCTGCTCTTCGTTGAACAGTAAAATTCTTTTTACCAGGGATAACAGCCATTAGCTACCTTCAAGTACAGCCACTTTAGCTTCTAATGTTTCTATTTTAGCAACTGCTTCTTGTAATCCTTTCATTAAATATGTAACCATTCCTGAAGGATTAAACATATACTTGCCTGACAGTTTTGGATAGGCTTCTGGAAAACTGCTTACCATATCTTGTGCAATAAATCCTTTTGTTTTTTCTGTACCCGCAGTATCACTAATAAAATTAAATTTTTGTGGATTTATATTTTTAAATAATGTTAAAACTTCTTCATTCCAATCTTCAAAATTTTCTTTTAAAGTTCTATCTGAAGGTGCTGCATTAAAAGAAGTTGCCGAACCAGCTGTTGATATAGATCCAACTGGTCCTGCAGCAGTAGTGTGAAATCCAATAGCTACTGTAGAACTAGCACTATTCTGTATACAACTTATACCAGGTCTATTAGCATTTAAACCACCACATTGAATGACACCTGAGCCAGTAGTACCATATACTGTAGAGTCATATAAAGATGTTTGACCCACCATAAATACACCATCACCATCTAATCTTGCTCTTTCAGTCGAATCTGTGGTAAGGACTATTGGCGCAGATTCATCTGTATTTAATTCAAGACTTCCTATACCCCTATGTAATATTTGTGATTTACCATTTTGCCCAGTATTTCTTATTAGTCTTAACCCAAAATCTTGATTATTATCAGCTTTTAAATCAAGAATAGCATTGTCTGACGTTCCAGGTGCTGAAATTGTTACGTCAGAGTTTTCTCCGGCAGGGTGTTGTATGGTTAAATCACCTGCAATATCAACACCTGTTTCTTTAAACGTAGCGACAGTAACAGCATTACACGATGTTCCTATTTCATTAGCAGCAGGTCTAAAAAACCCTGTATTAGTAGAATCACTAAAAGTATAAGAAGGATTATCTTTTGATCCTGGAGGTCCAAAAAAACTACCGTCCTCAAGACTTATAAACTCTATTTTGTCAGTTGCATTATCTTTATAAAAAGACATTTTTTGTTTTCCTGCACTTGTATCTGCATGCCACATATATTGAAGGATGTTATTAGAGTCGCTAGGTATTTGATTTTTACCTATAGCGTCAAAAATTTGATTTATATCTGTTCTTACGTTTTGACCTGAATCATTAGCAACTATAAAATCTGCTGGTTGTGTCATTTTCTCTTACTTTTTTTCTATTATACTACCCTTCACCATATCCGAAAGCACTATATGTGAATTGCCTTGGCACGAAACCAGAACCATTTTTAATACTGACGACAAAATCACTTGAACTAACACTGTCAATAGTAAAGAAGTCACCAGACTGCATATTATTAATATTTATAGCTATCACTGGTTTAAATTTTTCTGTACCACCACCTACATCAGCTGTTCCTAAAAAGAATTTTTTATTAAATATAACTGTAGTCGCTCCACTACCTGAACTTGTTAATATACCATTTGTGTCACTATACTTATCAATACTTCTTTCAGTTCTTGGCCTAAATAGCAGATTTACACCTAATTCTTCAATATCTATATTTTCATAAGAACTATCATTGTTAACTAAAACTTTAAAAGATAAAGTTTGTGCTTCAATATCTGTTTTTGTAAATGTCTGAAAATCTGTACTTGGAGTATTCGTTGTACTTTTTGCTACTTGAAATGTTAATTCTGGACTTTTATCAAATACTACTGCTGAAGTTGTAAAAATATCAGGCCATGTATCCATATTATCTGTATAAGAATCCCATTCAGTAGCAGTATTAAACCCTCTTTTCTTAAAATGCGGTTCTATATGTAATTTAAATTTAGCTGACAAATCAATGTTATTTTGAAAAGTATATTCTCCAGAAGAAGAAACACCTGATATAACAGCATCAATATTGTTAAAGGATCTTGTATTGTCTATAGCTAAAGTATCAAAATTTATAATTGAATCTATAGTAGTTCCGCTTGTAAGAACTAAACCATTTACTGTATCATCTACTCTTAGATTAACTTTTGTTCCTCCAAAACTTGAATTTTCTCTTATTTGTGCAGCAATAAGATTTTCTGATGTAATCGTTCTATTTACCACAACAGAAGTTGCACCTACTGATTCATTACCTACAACATCTATAAAACTTACAAAATATTCACCACTTTGATAATCTTTTATTATTGTCTGATCTGAATTACCATCTAGCTCTAATAGCAAGTTTGCATTTTGAGAAGTAACAATATCATTAGATATTAAAGCATATTTAATTTTAACCTTACCTCCAAACAGTACATCTTTATCAGTTGCACGATCCCATATTAAAATTAAATCATCTTTACTTTCTTCAAATCTTAAATTAGATACATTTGCGGGTGGTTCAGACAGACCAACAGCATTAATTGTTCTAGTAGAAACAGATTCACTTAGTAAAATTGTAGAATTTAATGTTCTAATAGAAAACTCATATATACCAGTCTGATTATTTGCAATAATAAATTGATTATCACTAGTGTTTTGGACTACAGGATCACCGCTATTATGTTTATAACTAATTTGGTAATTTCTCGCCCCATCTACATGTGCAAAGTTTAAAACAATCCTACTCTGTGCTCTATTATTAACAACTACTAATTCTTCTTTTAATTCTTGTATCGCTGGTGAAGGTAATTTATCAAGTAAAGTTGTAGGTTCTCTTCCTATTCCAAAAATTGATGCAGCAAAATTATCTATATATGTATATTTATTATCGTCATAAACAACTGCTGTAATTGAAAAAACAAAATTATTTTTCTGTTTTATATTAGTAATCCTATATTTTCTGTGTTGAACATTACCTGTTTTTACCGCCCATATTGTGCCAGCTTGGGGTAATGGATCTAATGCACTTGAAAGAGTAACAGTGCTTGCACTAACTGTTTGTATTGTCTTTTCTTGAACACCACCATTTTTATCAATAATTAAAAAACTGTCTCCAGCAATACCTACACTAGTATCTGTACTGTCATCCACTACTACAACTGTTGAACTTGTTACTGAATTGATTCTGCCACTAGCTCTTATAAGTTCTCTGGTTCTATCTGCTACTTTTATAACCATAAAAGGTTCTAATAAACACGCAGCTTCTATACCACAATCGAAAGAGACTATTTCAGCCTCAAAAGTAGAACTATAAATTATTGAGCGTCCAAATCTTAAAGCCTGATCTCTATCTGTTGTATATAAAGCCTGAGTATTAATCTGATTTAGACCAAATTTTTGAAAAGAAGTTTCTTCTCTTATTGAAACCTGATCTAACTCCTGTATATCATTATTAAAATAAGAAACATTGACCTGAGTAAATTTTTTATCTTTTTCCGTTCCAGAATAATTAAAAATACCGTCAACTACATTTGCATTGGTAAACAGATATGAAACAACAGTTTCAGGTTTATCAAGAGCAATCTTTAAAGATCCGTTTTTATAATATAAAGTAGCTCTCATTAAAGCAGCAACTTCTCTAATTATTTCCAGTGCTTTTTTTCTAGTTTTAATGACTCCGTTAAATGAATAACGTGGTTTACCACTATTACCAAAAGCTGAACAGTAAAGACTTGCTGCATAAAAAGATGCTTTATCAATTTTACTGTCATCTATATTAAGGCCATAATCTTCAGTTAAAAGTGCATATAATATCCAAGCTGGGTCGGAAGTCCAGAATTTATCAGCAGACTGATTTCTTGTGCCTGTTATTGCAGCAAATACATAACCAGATGGATATATAATTCGTCCAGTATCAGCAGTGTCAATCGTTACACCAGTTGGGATTCGTACTTTTATACCTCTTATAAAATATTTTCTTTGAGGAATATTTGGAAATTGTTCGGCAGAATATCTTAATCCTATATATGCTGTTTCAGAAAAATTAGTGTTTTCACTAGGGATCATCCCCTGTAAACGTGCAAATGAAAATGTAGTAAATCTTTTTTGACCCTCTTCAAGAATATTTTCTCCCTCTGGATTAAAAGGATTTTTACCAATAGCACTATCAGATCTAAATTCTAAGTCTTCTCTTAGAACTTCAACTGTTATAGGGTAATTTAAACTTCTAGCAGAAGCGGTTCTATAAATACTTTCAGGAATTTCTATTCTGTAATCTTTACTAAAAGGTCCATTTGAAATACCATTCATTTTATATTGCTTATCTGCTAATACACCACCAGCAGCACCTCTTAACCTAATACGAATCAATATATCGTTAGGACCAGCAAAGGGTGGAAAATTTACAGCAAGTGCTGTTGAAGATCCGTCATCAGGACTTATTTGTCTTAAAGAAGCCCAGTTCAAAGTAACTATTGCTGCTCTTGGGGTGTTGTTTATGTCCGTACCTGCGTCTAACGTACCAGTGACTTTATTTGCTTCGGGATCTCTATTATTTTTAACTTCATTAGGAGTTAAATTACCAGCTAACCTCAGTTCGTTGACACCTGACATAATAGGTTGATCTGTTTTTCCAACTCTTATTGCTAGAGAAGTGTTTGGAATGTTTTCAGCACCACCTGATGTTCTTATAGCCCGACCATCCATAAAAATATCTTTTTGAGCAAGTTCTATATATTGTCTTTCTTCTGTAGAAGTAAATTCGGGATCAGTTGCACTAGCTGGCCTTAACATACTTGAAGGAATACTAAGATTATTCTTTGAAGGAGTAGAGAAACCTTCTATTTCTGCGCCATCAGAAACTAAATCTAAAAGCGTAACAAATTGCTGTGCTTTTAAAAAACCATTAGGTAAATTTTCAGATAATTGAAAATCTTTATTGCTTATTTCTCTTGCCATATTTTACGAATTGTCCGCTACTGTTACTGTATCAGCACCAGCACTGATCACAATAGAACCAACTAAACATTCACCAAAAACTAAAGGAGACGCACCACCAGCTTTTGTAGTATTTGCTGTTTGATTACTAATAAAAGATTCGACCTGTGGATCTACAGCTTGCTCTGGTGGCACTGGAGCCAACAATTCAGCAACAAATTGCAAAGCAGTAACGGCCAAAGCACCTTGTAAAGCTGCAATAATGGTTTTTGCTTTTATAACTTCACCCACAAGTCCTAAAGCAAAAGTAGAAAGAAAAGTAAAAACAAGATTACCAGATATTAATGGAATAACTTTAAGATCGCCTTCCCCTTTAATTACTAAATTTTTAAAAGTAATATCTAAATTATTCATGTATACGCTGTAAAAAGATTTAGTTAAATGTTCTTTGGTATTAGGATAATTTACTTTTATGTAACTAAAAATTTGATCTACATTTGATACATCTGCTTCAAATTCTTTTACTCCACATAATTTTCTAAGTGGGCCATACAGCTTAATCTTTTTCATCATGATTCTGTCTCCATAAAATACCAACTATCATCCTGTATTGAATAAATATACCAATCAAGCATAAATATCCTACAGTTATCTTTATCGGCTTCTGAAGGGTCTGAACTGCCCATTACATGAGAATGTATAACAGCTAATACTTCAGCACCATTATCTTCACAGGCAGCATAATCAACAGGGTTTAATGCAAAAGTAATTTCATCCTCCATTTCAGATGCAATATTTTTACAAGGCCAGAAAAATTCAATACCATCTTTTTTAGCTAACAAACCACAACCTTCTGCTGGTTGACAATTAATAAAATGGTTTTTAGCTTTTTCTTTCCAATTCATTGAAATACAAAACTACCAACAGCAGGAAATCTATCTTTAGTTATCTGTAATCTTGGTAATTGCAAATCTTCAAAATCTATTGTATTTACAAGTTCAAAACTGCATATCTGATTATTTTCTATAATTTTTTTATTAATTAAAAATGTCTGTTGTTCTAATTCTTTCGTTCGGTCTGCCGTTCCAAATGGATTTGTGCCTGTAAAATTAGCGTCATCTAAAAACTGTGCTAGTGTTCTAATTCTTTTTACTTCTGCTCTTTGTAAATCATTAAAAGCAGTAAAGCTATTTACTAACTCTACCAAGGTTGAAAAAACGCCAAGATTATTTGCGAATGTCAATGTAGGTCTTGCCATAATTGTATTATCACCTGTCTCAAAACCTTCAGCTTGACAAGCAATAGCTGTATAAGTATTACCTTGCCATATAAGATTTGTATTTATTTCATTTGTTCCGTTGTGAAATCTATATAAAATTTGTGGTGGGTTACTTGAGTCATAATGAACATTTTCAAGAAGACTTAGTTCAAATAACTCGATAATGGTAAAACCATTTAAACTCTGTAATTGCTCTACGGGTATTGTCATGACTGGAATACCTCTTCAAATGTTACCTGTATTCTAGCTCTGTTTAAATATGGTATTGATTTATTCCATTGCCTACAAACAAAAAGAGAAGAAGTGCTTTCACCTGGTGGTGTAAAGTTAAAACTAGCTGTATCTTTAGCTCTATCATTAAGAAAAGTTTCTATTGTGTCTGCGTCAGATTCTGACACCTCAAAAGTTAATTGATATACTTTTGGATTTTGATTTAATCCAAAATTAGCTCTTGAAACGTATCCATCACCAAATTGTAATTCAGTTGTCCTTGGTGCGGATCTTTTCTGTACTCCATAAGTAGGATTTATAGAAGGGAAAGTAGTAGTCATTATGAAAGTAAACCTCCACTACGTTTTTGTTTAATAATTTCTAATTGTATTGCAGTGGCTAAAGCCTCACCAAACTGCTGTCCATCGGAATCACCTTCAACAGAAGAACCAGAAGCATCTACGTTTACAACTACAGTAGTTGAT